TGACACGATTATGAACATTCTTACATTAAGCATCAAACAGAAGTATTTCGATGAAATCTTGGCAGGCAAGAAAACCCACGAATACCGTGAAATCAGACCAACTAACGCTAAGAAGTATATCACTTACCTATGTGGCGGTAAAGAATATCCGGCTGATGCAGAACTGCCTGAAGAAGGTGAGGTAGAATTGAAGCCTATCAAGTACGATGCAATCAAGCTTCTGACAGGTGCATATACAGGTAAACGTCCTTATATTATCGTTGAAGTGAAAGCAGCAGAAGCTGTTATTCTCACAGATGAAAACGGTAATGATATTGTTTACGAACATCAAGGCGAAGAATATCTTGCTGCACAAATGAATTATACTTTGGGCAAGATATTAGAGAAATATATAGATTGATTTGTTTAACTTTTAAAATTAGAAAGCAGAGTCGCAAGAAGAATTAACAGAGTAGCCGGGCCTCGCAGAAATATGAATGGTGCAGGGGCAGGTGGTAGATTGGTTGCCAATCGTAGAGGTACAGCAAGTGCCACACAGTTAGGATCACGCAGACAGCGTTACAGTGATCTTCGTACTTCATTTGGTTTAAGTGGTGGCTAGCTATGAACAAAGTAGAACAAGCGAGTCAATATATAGACCTCATTCGGGTAAAATCGAATGAGGCTTTACTGTTTTTATCACTTGGTAAAGATTCGCTTGTTCTGCTTGATTTAGTCTATCCGAAGTTTGACCGGATTGTTTGCGTGTTCATGTATTTCGTTAAGAATTTGGAACATATTAACCGTTGGATAAACTGGACTAAAGCCAAATATCCGAAAATAGAGTTTGTTCAAGTACCACATTGGAATCTCACTTATATTCTCCGTGGCGGTATGTATTGTGTGCCAAATCCGAAAGTAAAGCTGTTGAAGTTGGCAGATGTGGTAAAGGCTATGCAACTTACTCATGGAGTTTATTATACATTCTTGGGCATGAAAAAAGCTGACGGTATGAATCGTAGACTTATGTTGAAAGGGTATGAGGTAAACGACTACGAGAATAACGGTATGGTTTATCCTTTAGCTGATTGGACACAAAAGGATATTCTTGCTTATATGAGGCAGCATAATTTACCCGAACCAGTTCGGTATTCATTGAAAGCCAGTTCGGGAGTAGGCTTCAATCTTGATTGTATGCTTTGGATGGAGAAGAACTATCCACAGGACTTACAGAGAATTTACAAAACTTTCCCGATGGCTGAAAGAGTACTTTGGGAGTATCATAATCAACAAAAGTAATATGTATGGAACTAAGTAAATATATCAAGAGTGAATCGGTAGAACTTAACCGTTCTGCCATTCGTTTTGCAGACTACAATCCGAGAAAACTTTCCGATGAATCACGCAAAGCATTAAAGCGTGGTATCAAGAAATTCGGATTGGTAGGTGGAATAGTTGTGAATAAGCGTACCGGGCTTACCGTAGTTAGCGGGCACCAGCGTTTGTCTGTCATGGACGAATTGCAAAAGTTTCCCGATAACGACTACCGCATTCGTGTCGATGTCATAGACGTGGACGAACAGCAGGAAAAGGAGTTGAATATTCTAATGAACAACCCTAATGCACAAGGTTCTTGGGATTTTGACGCTCTTGCCCGTATTGTTCCTGATATTGACTGGAAAGATGCAGGATTGACGGATGCCGACTTGAATATGATTGGGGTTGATTTCCTTTTGCAGACCAAAGAAGAAAGCTTCATTGCTGACGAACTGGAAAGCATGATGTCGCCTGTAACAGAACAGAAAGAAGCCGATAAAGCCGCCAAACAGTTGGAACGTGCTGAAAAGGTAGCCCACATGAAAGAGGTCAAGCATCAGGTGAAAGAAAACGCACAGAAGCAAGCTGAGAACATGGATGCCTATGTGATGTTGTCCTTCGATACCTATGAAGCTAAAGCCGCTTTCTGCGAAAGGTTCGGGTATGAACCAGATATGAAGTTTATAAAGGGAGAAGTTTTTGATGAACAAGTAGAAAGAATTGATTGATTTTTAGGGAGGAAAGCCGAGTTAGAAAGAAAACATATAGTCAGCTATATCAACAGTCCAGACGAATAATGTATAATGCCGGAAGGCAATACGGACTTGGTACAGATAGACAAAGGAGCATAAGAGACAGAACAAAATCCATAATGGAAAGATATGGTATAAGAATAGATAGCTATTTCTCAAAAAGAGGAATTAATATCTATGGAAATAAGCCTGTTTCTCGCCGCATATATATGGGTAATAATAATGGATGATTGATATGAGTAACAGTGAATCTCAAAACAAAAAAGGTAAAGTAGGAAGAAAGCCCAAGTTTGATTATACAAGCGAGGACTTTCTTTCACTCGTTGAATCGTATGCCAAAAAGGGATTCACTGATAAGGAAATCGCTCATGCAGTCGGAATTTTACCGCAAACTTTCTGTGAGAAGAAAAGCCGCTACCCCGAATTATCGGAAGTATTGTCGCGTGCGCGTTGTGCCTTAAACTCGCTTGTGCGTGCCAAATTTCTTGCTATGGCTCTTGGAGGTGTTAAGACTAAGAATACTACTATCAGAAAGATAAAAGACAGAGATGGTAATCTAACCGGAGAGGAAGAAGTTCAAATCGTAGAAGGTGAGTTGGCTCCAAGTTTACAAGCACAGTCTGTTTGGCTGTACCATTATGATGAAGATTGGAGAAAGGTTGAACGCAAGCAGGATGAAGATGCAGACATTCCTACTGATATAGAACACGGTATCAGCATTGATTCATGGATAAAAGACAAGCTGAAATGATAGTACCTCAAGAAATATATCATCCACTATACACCGATACGGAGAAATTCATTATCCTTATCACCGGTGGGCGTGGTTCGGGTAAATCTTTCAACGCTTCCACTTTCATTGAGCGGTTGACCTTTGAAATGACTCCCGTAGAGAAAATTGTTCATCAGATTCTTTACACCCGTTACACAATGGTTTCCGCTGGTATGTCTATCATCCCGGAAATGATGGAAAAGATAGACCTTGACGGAACAACGAAGTATTTCAAGACTACCAAGACAGATATAGTCAACAAAATGACTAAGAGCCGTATCATGTTCCGGGGTATCAAGACTTCTTCCGGGAACCAGACTGCAAAACTGAAATCCATTCAAGGCATTACGACTTTCGTCTGCGATGAAGCGGAAGAGTGGACAAGCGAAGATGAGTTCGACAAGATAATGCTCTCCATTCGCAAGAAGGGTATTCAGAACCGGATTATCATTATAATGAACCCATGCGATTCCAATCACTTCATCTACAAGAAATACATTGAGAAAACTCACAAGCTGGTAGAGATTGACGGTGTACAGGTTCAAATCTCCACTCACCCGAATGTACTTCATATCCATACCACCTACTTGGATAACTTGGAGAACCTTTCCCCGGAGTTTTTGAAAGAGGTCGAGGACATGAAGGTGAACAACCCCGAAAAGTATGCTCATGTGGTTATTGGTCGCTGGGCTGATGTTGCGGAAGGTGCGGTGTTCAAGAAGTGGGGTATTGTTGATGAGTTTCCTCAAGGTTGTAAAAAAGTTGGACTTGGACTAGACTTTGGATTCACCCATGACCCAACAGCGGCTGTTAGATGTGGAATTATTGATAATCGTCTATATCTTGATGAAGTGGATTATAGAACCGGGCTTCTTTCTTCCGACATTATCAAAACTCTTCGCCTATGGGGATTGAAGGTAATTGCTGATAGTGCAGACCCGCGTTTAATTCAAGAGATACATAACGGAGGTATTAAGATATACGCCGTAGAAAAGGGCGCAGGTTCTATCAATGCTGGTATAGACAAGATGAAAGAGTATGAGATGTACATAACCAAACGCTCATACAACTTGCAGAGAGAGGCAAGAAAGTATGTTTGGGCAAAGGATAAGGACGGAAACTATATCAACGAGCCGGAAGACCACGACAATCACGGAATGGATGCTGCTCGTTACTATGTGCTTGGTGAACTTCTTGGCAAGATTCAGAAACCGAAAGATTTAACAGGAATATTTACTCACTAAAATTATAGATTATGCCATTGAATTTAGAAAAAATATTAGCACTCCCTGACATCGGGCAGAAGATAAACTACCTGAAGAAAGGTAGGAAAACTGAACTTCCCGACCGTTGTAAACTTTGGGACGATTGGAATCCGGAACGCCATGAAATCATGGTTGACAAAAAGAAGTATCCGGACAGAAAGGTTCTTGAAAAAGAAGCAGAGAAACACTTCGATGAAAAAACTGGTAAGACTTATGAAATCGAAGCAAAGTATAAGACTGAACCGGTGAACCGTATTTCCATTCCATTGGAACAAGATATAGTGAACATTCAAACTGCTTTCACTGTTGGTACTGAGCCTTCCATAGATTGCACTCCGACTGATGATGACGAAAAGAAGCTGCTTGATGCTGTAAAGGCCGTATTCAAGTCCAATAAAATCAAGTATCAGAACAAGAAGATTGTCCGTGCTTGGTTATCCGAACAGGAAGCGGCAGAATATTGGTATGTTACCGATGATGATTCGTTTTGGGCAAAGTTCTGGAAGAAAATAAAGACTACCTTCGGGGGGAAGGTCAAGCCCACCAAGAAACTGAAAAGCGTGTTATGGTCTCCATTCAGAGGTGATAATCTATACCCATTTTTTAACGACGAAGGTAAAATGATTGCTTTCTCACGTGAGTACAAGAAGAAGCTCATGGATGATTCGGAGGTCATCTGCTTTATGACTATCACGGACAAAATGGTTTATCAATGGGATTTGTCTAAAGGGTATGAAGAAAGAACGCCTTTTGCTCATGGATTCCCAAAACTACCGGTTCTCTATGCTTATCGTCCTGAATCTTATTGCAAGAAGATAAAGACATTCCGTGTCCGGCTGGAAAAACTGTTATCTAATTATGCTGATTGTATAGACTACCATTTCTTCCCACTGCTGAAGCTAATTGGAGATGTAGAGGGTTTCATGGGTAAGGTTAAGGATAGAATGGTCAAACTTACAGGTGAAGGTGCGGATGCCCAGTATCTGACGTGGAACCAAGTTCCGGATACGGTACGTTTTGAAGCAGAAACACTCACTAATATGGCTTATGATATGTCAAACACTCCAAGAATATCCTTTGAGACGTTGAAGGGGGTAGGCAAAGCATCAGGAACCGCTTTCCGCTTTATGTTCATGGGTGCACATATGGCGGTAGAAAATCACGGTGAGGTTATCGGCGAGTTTTTACAGCGGAGAGTAAATTTCATTGTTTCCGCTTTAGGCTCTATCAATCCAACCGAGTTTAGCAAGGCATCGCAGACCATTGACATAGAAACAGAACTGGTTCCATATATGATTGATGATTTGAATGATAAGGTGACCACTGCCGTTTCCGCTGTCAGTGGTGGCATCTGGTCAACGCGTGAGGGAATCATGTTTGCCGGAAATGCTGATAGGGTAGAAGAGGAACTTGCAGAAATCAAAGAGGAACAAGCAGCAAAGAATGAGCAAATCGGAGATAAGGGAAAGAAAAACGCCTCTTAGTTAGAAAAATTACGGGACTTATAGTTTTGTTAAAGGAAA